TAGAGAGTTTGGCTGGGAATTTGATCCGTTTAATGGTCTAAAGGTAATGAAGGGAGACCTTGACTATTATTATAACGCCGATACTGATATCCAAAAAAGTGAAGTCAAGATCACATATTATAAAACTATGTTGGAAACTTTAGATGAGATTATTGGCAATCTAAAGTGGCGACATCAAACAATCAAAAATGTTATCGAATGGCGGAAGTTTGAGTCGGGTAACTGATTTATATAAATAAAAGTGTAGGTCGCAGAACGGCAATTCTCACCTACTCTAGAAACATATGAGGAGATTTCCAGCATGAATATTTATATCGCAGATTTGAACGACCCTATGTTCGACTTTGTTTTGGAGTATGACCATGAAGAGTTTATGGCAGAACTGCGTGAAGATCAAGAAACATATTGGGCTAATGCCAGATTTGGCGAAGCAAATGGTATGTATGGTAAAAAACATTCCAAAAAAGTTGTAGACAAACTAAAGGATAGAAAAGGCGATAAAAACCCTATGTATGGGAAAAAGCACTCTAAAGAATTTGTTGAGTCCGCAAGAGAAAGAGCGGCTCTACTAAAGAATAATCCTAAATGGAAAAAGTGGAGTAATTCTAGAAAAGGCAAACCCAAACCAAAGATATCCTGTCCACACTGCGGTAAAATGGGTGCAGCCGGCATTATTCATAGGTGGCACTTTGACAATTGTAAGCAAAAAAGAACTGAAGCAGCAAGCAACTGACCATATAAACTACCTCTTAGCAAGAGGATATATAGATGAAGGCCAAAAAGATAGTATGATAAAACGATACTATGAAAAATTATTGAAAGAAGCAGGGGGCTGATATGGCATTATTTGTTGATGAAAAATTTACTTCTCATGCAGGATTGAGTTTATCATGGAAAATTGAAATGGATGCACTCTATGTGAGTGACTGGCGTTGTCTTGCTAAGATTATTCTAGAATATGAGAAACGCCCATTTCGTAAAGCAGTAGGTATTCCTCGTGGCGGTAAACGTCTAGGTGATATTCTAAATGAATCTGCTACAGGCAACCCTGATGACCCTGTTTTAATTGTTGATGATGTATATACAACAGGCACTAGTTTCAGAGAATATATTGAAGAGAATTATCCTGATGATAATGTCATTTGTTGGGTTGTGTTTGCTCGCAATAAAATTTATAAGAGACATATCAAAGCACTCTTTCAAATGCCACCTAAGCCTGAATAATGTCCGACTTAGTAGTTAAACAGAAAAACTATTCCGCATTACAGATTCAATGTGAACCTCATGTAGCAAATGAGTTGAATGATTTCTTCTCATTTGAAACACCGGGATACAAATACATGCCATCATACAAAAATGGTAGATGGGATGGTAAAACACGTTTGTTTAATGTTCGCAATAATGAACTGCCTGTAGGTCTATGGGAGTATCTGTCTGACTTTGTTGGTCCTAGAAACTACACACTTGGTGTAGAGTATGATAATCAATATGGCACACCTGATGCAAAACTAGCAGTTAGACCCAAAGATGTTTATGATTTTATTCAAAAACTGAACTTACCTTTTGAAGTAAGAGACTATCAGTTTGATGCTATCTGTCAGGCACTACAGTCCAGACGTGCTATTCTACTGTCACCTACAGGTTCTGGCAAGTCTCTGATTATCTATGTTCTAATGATGTGGTATTTGGAACATTATAACAAACGCATTCTTATTGTTGTTCCTACTACTGGTCTTGTTCAACAGATGTTCTCTGACTTTGAAAACTATGGTTTAGAAGCAGGTGAAGTCTGTCATAGAATTTATTCTGGTATGCCTAAGCACGATATCAAACAACGTGTATTCATTTCTACATGGCAGAGCATATTCAAGTTGCCTAGCACTTGGTTTGAGCAATTTGGTTGTATTTTTGGTGATGAGGTGCATGGATTTAAAGCCAAATCTCTAAATGGTATTATGAACAAGTCTAGAGAAGCAGAGTTTCGTATTGGTACTACAGGAACATTAGATGGAACACAGTGTCATAAACTTGTGTTGGAAGGACTATTTGGTCGTGTCTATAAAGTGACTACAACTAAGAAACTAATGGATGAAGATACACTTGCTGAACTAAAGATTAAAATTCTAGCATTAAAATATCCACAAGAAGTATCTAAAGATATTGTCAACAGCAAAGACTACCACTATGAGATTGACTATATAGTGGGTAACATTAAACGTAATAGACTGATTACCAATCTAGCATTAGACCAAGAAGGTAATACGCTAGTATTGTTTCAATATGTAGAAAAGCATGGTAAACCACTCTATGATCTTATCAAAGACAAGGCACACAAGAAAAGAAAAGTGTTCTATGTATCTGGTGAAGTAGATTCTGAAGTTAGAGAAGAGATTAGAGGTATTGTAGAAAAACAAAAGAATGCTATTATTGTAGCCAGTCTAGGAACATTCTCTACTGGTGTCAATATTCGTAATCTTCATAATATTATTTTTGCATCACCATCTAAGTCACAGGTAAAGGTTCTACAATCTATTGGTCGTGGTCTTAGAAAGTCTGAAGATGGTAGAGCAACTACACTTTATGATTTGATGGATGACTTGCATTATAGACAGAAAAAGAACTATACACTCTTACATGGTCTGGAAAGAATGAAGATATATAAGAAAGAGCAGTTTGACTATGAAATCTTTGAGGTGAAGTTGTGAGTGAATTAGAAGATTATGGAGAAGCATTTGAGGATGAACGTCCACGGGTATTCAAACTGATTACTGGTGAAGAGATTGTTACAACAGTAGTTCGCACAGATGAACACTACTTTATTATTGAAGTGCCTTTAGAGATTAGGTACAACTCGATAAAAGGTAGTATGTTTCTGACTAAATGGATGTTTGGTGCAGATTACTCTAAGGTAATGACCTTATCAGGGACATCTATTGTTTCTGTTTCTACACCAGAAGATATTGTATCAGAAAATTATGTTGAATACAGAAGACAATTGATTGAAGGTATCTTAGAAGAGGAAGATACTAAAAAAGAATATGAGCAGATAAATATTGAGACTGATGAAGACACACCTACATTTCATTAGTATGGTATATTCCCCGGTCCCCGTAAAGTAAACTTATTATATACCAACTTTTTTAATCTGTCAAGCAAAAAAAATAACTTGACAGATATATCATTTTTTAGTATACTATCTTTTATATTATGACAACCAAAGGTTTTTTTATGGCACGCAAAAAGTCAGAGAACTACATTAATAATAAAGAATTTTCCAAAGCTATTTTCAAGTATGTGGAAGAATGTAATAAATGCGAAAGAAAGGGTGTTGATCTACCTGTGGTTCCTAATTATATTGCACAAGGGTTTCAGCAGATTGCTGAAGGGCTATCGCATAGACCTAACTTTATCTCATATTCATACAGAGATGAGATGGTTATGGATGCTATTGAAAATTGTTTGAGGGCTATTCGTAATTATAATATTGATGCTGCTACACGCACAGGTAATCCTAATGCCTTTGCATATTTTACACAGATTTCTTATTGGGCATTCCTGCGTCGTATTGCTAAAGAAAAAAAGCAACAGGATATTAAAGATTCATATTTTGAAAATACCTTTGCTGCTGACTTGATTGAAGGGTCATCTAATCAAGACACTGGTACAATGCATATTACGCATGCTGCTATTGAGACTGCAAAAATGCGGATGAATGAAAATAAAGAGTTGACAGATGACGAATATATTGATATACTTGAATCTACATTACCGAGAAAACGTATTCGCAAAACTAACGATTCTGACTTGACGGATTTTTTATAATATGAAAATTGCTCTATTGAATGATACCCATTGTGGCATTCGCAACTCTGGTGATATCTTTCTTGATAATGCTGCTAAGTTCTATGATGAAGTGTTCTTTCCTTATGTGAAAGAGCATAACATTAAACAGATTGTTCATTTGGGTGACTACTATGACAATCGCAAGGCAATCAATATTAAAGCACTAAATCATAATCATAAGC